GTCGAAATAGAAGTCGTAGAACGTGACAGGTCGATTTTTATAATCTTCTTGCTCGATTAATCCGAGCTTATCCGGCGTCAGGCCGAAATCGGCGGCAGCGGGCAGGCGCATGGTGACTGGTTGGGCCGCTGTGCCAAGCGCGTACATTGGCTCATCAATGTCGATGATGGTGTTACCGTGATAGGTCAGGCCACCATAATCGACGCTGCCCTTGCCTGAGAAAAAGCCATAGGTGCCGGTGCCGAACTCGAACTTTACGGCAGATGCGATCTTGCCCCTGCCCTCGTTGAGCAGTTGCTGTAGACGTGCGGGAAAGGCCATGAGTTACCGTCAAACCAATGAAAGGGTGGATTCAACCGCGCCCAACTGATATCTGGCCGGCATGATTAGAAGCGTTTGCATGTTGATTGTCGGTTTTGGCGCCTTGATCCAAGGTGTTCTTCGCCTTGGAAATCCAGCCCAGGCCGTTGAAAAAACGGGCTGGCTGTATCAACAGTTCGGTGACCAAGGCATTGCCGTCGGCATGATCGCCATGGGTGCCGTCGCATTGGTCATAGGGGCCATTATGTTCAACAACACATGGATCCGGGCTATTCGGGAACGTCGACAGCGCCCTTAGAAATGCAGATACCAAAATAATGCTACTTCCCGTGTTTCCGGATAAAGGCCGCGATATAGAAACCTGTCATATCCGCCTAACGAAAATCCGTAGTAGCTATAGAAGCGGCACGCAGAAACGTTGGTGGATTGGGTTTCGAGGCGGACACCGGCCATTCCCGTGTCTCTGGCCCATTGGACGGCTGAGCCCAACAAAAGTCTTCCGGCACCTCCCTTTCGATTGCCAGCGGCGACCGCGACGTCCTCCACAATAGCGTACTTGTTCCAGCCTTCGCTGATTGCAAGATACCCAATAGGAACATCATTCCGAACTGCAATGAAAAGCTGTTTGCCAGGGTCTGTCAGAAATTCCGTCAGATCGGTTTCATCAAAGCCATAGTCTTTGCGATATGGCTCCATCAGCGAAACGGAAACCATACTTTCAAATGGTTCAACAAGCTCATCTTGAACTTCAAATGAAAAGTCATGGAGGGACAGCAGCGAAAGATCGGCAAGTGTTCCGGGCCGTATTTCATAATCGCTTATCTGCATTTGCGTCCTCTTTCTCCCGATACCGAGTGCTTACCTTAACGGATTACCTCGGCACCTCAACAAGCTGGAACTTTGCCGTTGGCATCACGCCATCTTCAACTTCAGTCGATCCCGGCACAATCCGGGTATTCAGAACCGGGTCTTTGAATCGAACCGTTGCGCCATTTGCGATGTAGGACGGCACCGGGGGCTCGACAGGTAGCGTGATTGTCGCCCCTGCCGTAGCGTTGGCCGTTACCCGATGGAGACTGTGATAGTCGGCGGACGTGAGCGAAATCAGATCGCCCTTCGTCATCGCCAATCCCACAGTCACGCCGCCGATCAGTAGCGTTTTCCCATTCGTGACCGATGTCAGTGAACCATTCCCGGCCGGTACGGAGCTATTCGGATTGTTCCAGTAGGCTCGGGGAAGCGATTGCTTACCGAGAACTGTGTAAACAATCGTCTCCAAGCCGTTCTGCGCTTGGGCTAGCCAGCCTTCGAACTCGGCCAGATCCTCGTCATACATCGGCTGGGTTTCGATGTTGACCGTCCACCACTCATCACCGTTCTGGATCATCGATATGGCCCGTTCGCCATACCGAGACATTGAAATTGGCTTGTTAAGACGTGGACGGCCAGCCTGATACTCGATGAAGTCAGGGAGGTTGATCGCCATTAGAGGCCACCGATGATCGGAGTCTGTTCAAAGACCGGTACTGGATCGGAACTAAACGCAGTCCAGGGTTCGCCTGCAATCACCCAGAATTGCTGCCCTCGCTGTTCCGATGCTTTTTGTTTTGCGAACGCTTCGGCCTCAGAGCGTTGTGTGAAAGCCTCTATAGGCAAGGATTCAGCGTGCATCAGAACCGTAACGCCGTCGTAACCACGCGGTGCGGGCATCACGAAATAGACTTTCATTGCGAATCGTCCTTATCTGCGGTTGTAACCGCTTGGGAGGGCTTGTGATGTCGATTAATAGTCTCGAACGCGAATTCGAAACCGTTGTTAAACGCATCGGTGACGGAAACGTCCGCATGGCTGTTGCGCGAGTTGGACTTCAATTCGTGGGCGAACTAAAGCGTATGGACAAAGAGCTGAAAGAACTTCAAAAACAGGTCGAAGCCCTGAAGGGGGATTAACCCCTTCATTTCGCATAACCTCTCTGGTTCACTTGACGAAGATCACGAGCGGCACGAACAGCGCCGCCCTTGTCGTATTTCTGAATGCCGGCCTTGAAGGTCTTTGCAGAACCTTCCTCGACTTCGCTCTTGATGTAGTTCTGGAAGTTTCCGTCATTCACAAAACGGGTTTCCGTGATGATACGGACAGTCTGCTGGCCGCCGCTGACGGCAGCCTCTCGAACACTCGGCAAGGTGGAGCGAGAGGGCATAGAGACGACATTCCCGTCGACCGGACCGCCATAGGCAAAACCGCGCAACTTGTTATCGTTCATAGCCTGAAGCCACGGACCGAAAGCTTTTGTCGCCTTTGCGTTCATGACAAATTCGCCGTTCGACAGCCAGGCCGGAATACTGTCAGAGGTTGCAGAGCCGGGACCAGTCACGTAGCCGCCGCTTGCAAGCCGCAGGCCTGACCACGGGTCTGCCGATTTACCGCCGAACAACCCGCTTAAGAGGCTGCCAAAGCCGCTTTCACCAAAGAGCGAATCTATCCCGCTATCAATCAGGGCATCTGCAATCTTGGTGATCGCATTCACCGCAGCGTCGGCGAGTGAGCCCCACCAGCCCCGGCCATTGGCAAGCCCATTCGCCATATCCGAAAAGAAACCCTTCGTCGTATCCTTGGCGAAGTTGATCGCGTCCTGTGCCTTCTGAATTGCAGATTCCAGACCTGCCATCGTGCCTGCCAGCATCTTGATATAGTCGGCCTGCTTCGGCGTGAGCTCGATGCCGTGCTGTTGTGCCTGGTTGAGCATTTCCTGTTCATACCGAAGCGCATTTGCTGCTTCTTCGGTCATCCCGAGTGCCTGCTGTTCGACCAAAAGCGATGCTATCCGCCGATCAGCACCGTCAATGATGTCCTGATAATATTCGGCATCGGTCTTGCCCCTCCGCTTACGACCCCTTTTCGACTTATCGTCAACGTCGGTTAGGCCCTTGGCAAGCTCTCTCAGCTTGTCCGCTGCGGCAGATGCTCCGCTTTCAATGGCCGAGTACATCCCGCCGACATAGTCAGTCTTTTGCGCATCCTGAATGGATTTTAACACACCATTGTCAAATGCTTGGGCTTGGCCTGCATAGGGATTTTCAATTTGACTAATCTTGTAGTTGCGCAATGGCCCCAGATCGGGAAACTGCGGCGCCCCTTCCCGATCCATTCCCAATGCTTCAAATCCGTTCCGAAGCGACCCGTTGATGCTTATAATCATGCCGTTCACGAGGCTTACAGTCTCGCGCACCATATACTGGATACCGCCGAGAAAATTATTAGCGACCTGAATGGACAGATCAGCAAATGCCCCGGGAAGTGCCGACCATCCGTTTACAATAGTATTGTAGCTTCCGACGAATACCCCGATGATAGCATTGACCCCGCTTTTTGCGGCCCCGACGATGTCCAGTCCGAAGATCCTGGTCAGTTCATCGCGGAATATATTTGCGGCAATGACGGCTGCGGCAAAACCAGCCACTAAAGCGGTAGCGGGATTAGCGAGCGCGAACGATGCAACCATGCTGATCGCGGCAACCGATACACGGCCCATCCAAGCGATGAGATTTACCATTCCGGCGATAACGGACGGCGCATAGATTAGCGCAAGCGCGGCTGCTGCTGTTGCAGCATAAGGAGCAATCGCTTTGAGATTGTCGGCTAGGAAGATGAGAGCCTGGGAAGCACGTTTCGGCCAATCAACCATTTGCAGGCCCGCCGCAGACAGCGACACAAGGCCGATAGTCAAGAGACTGACTGGCGAGATGACGGACATGAATGCAGCACCCAGCCCTCGTAACGGGTTTTCCATCATGCTGATGACCGCTGCAAGCTGAGTGCCCTGCTGCAAACCGATCTGGAACGCACCCATGCCCATTTGGGCGGAAACGGCGATATCCTGAAACTGTGCAGCGATGTTTGCCGTATTGAATTTGCTGGCGGCCCGGATGTTATCGTTGGCGGCTACGCTGGCCAGTCGAAGTGACTGCTGGGCTTGCCTCGCAGCTCCCGCCACGCGCTCCAATCCGGCTTCGGCGTTGTTCATTCCGGCTGAAAGCCGCGAAGCCGCAGATGCGGCACCTGAACTGGTCGAGGAAAAGCCGTTTACCGCTGCTTCAGCCCGTTTTGCGGCACCGGACATCTTGTCGAGCGCACGAGTGCCTTTCTCAACCTGATCACTGCGCACTTCCAAGCCAAGAGTAGCGATGTCAGCCATGTTGCGTTCCTTTCAGGCGAAAGCTATCGTCCTCGCCACCTAAGAAGGAGACGGGGCATGAAGTATTTATTCATCGGGGCAATGATTGCCGGGCTCTGGGCCAGCACGGCAGCGGCTGAAACCGCAGACTGCGGTAACCTTAATTCTCAACTGCTTACGATCAAAGATTGGTCAGCGAAACCGGGAGATTTCGGGAGCGTATCCGTCAGCATGACCCTACAAAGCAACAGCGACAAACAAATCCGCATGCTCAAAGCCGTCGCACTGTTCGTTGACCCTTTTGGCGAGAAAATCGCAAACCTTGCACTCGATCCTGACACGGTAATCAAGCCCAAGGCAGCCCTTGTGGAAAAGGGTTCTTGGAGCGCCGCTCGGCTAGCAAAAGTCCGGCCTCAAGACGTAACCGCTAAGATATGCGTTTCCGCTGTCCTGTACGAGGACGGGTCGAAGGAAGAGTTCAAATGATTAGGTCAAGTGTTTTTGCATTGGCACTGACCTTAACCTCTCCTGCTATTTCTCAGCCAATTGAAGTTGCACCAGAAAAACAGGAACAGTTACAAAAATCTCTCACTCGGTTGATCTTTGCGGATCAATGTAACAAGCGGCTAGATATGCCAGAAATCGTTGAAGACGCCCAAAAGGCATTTATCAATTTTTTGGCCTCTGCTGGCGTGAAAAACCCCTCTGAAACGGCAACTAATGCTTTGAAGAAACTTGCCGACCAACCGCAGGAAAAAGATCAAACCAATTTCTCGCTGTTCAATCCGACCATGTGCGGGAAGTTGGCAACATCATTGAAACAAGAGCTAGGAAATTAAAAAGCGGCCCGTATGGCGCTCCTTATGCTGGCAGCCTGCTCCGCCATCTACCCACCCTCGCAACACGCGCTATAATTCCCAATAAAGAGGGGACCCCATATGAAAGCACTCGTGATCGCCAGTCTCGCCCTGCTTGTTCTTTCCGGTTGCGCAAGCAATCAATCACCGGATCAATCGAACAAAGAAGTCCGATGCCAGCAACTGCTCAGCCGAACAAACTATGCGGGCATACTTGAAGCTGAGCGGGCTCAGGCACAAGCCGAAGCGACACAGTTGGGTTGTTATCAGAAGACCTAAACGCGCTTTTGCGGCCTGTCGCTTTTCTTTCGATAGAGCCTTTCATCTGCCAGAGCTAAGACTTCCTCGAACGTCTGCCTTGGCTTGCAGGTTGCAAGGCCCACCGAAACAGATAAAGGCAATTCTTTGTCCGGCCTTTTCTCGTTCAAAAGGCCGGACGCTCTTGAACTGATATCTGCAACCACAGAATCGATGTTACTTGTTTCTGCTTTCGGTACGAACGCACAGAACTCATCACCTCCGATGCGCGCAATCAGACTGTCGTTCGACAAGCAATCTTCCAATGCTTGTGCTACTGAAATTACGGCATCATCGCCTGTCGGGTGCCCGTATTGATCGTTGATCCGCTTCAGATAATCGATATCAGCGATCAAAAACCATCCGCGAACACCTGCCTTGTTGGCTGCATTAAACTGCTGGATAAAACTTCTCCGGTTGAGGAGGCCAGTTAGCGGGTCAATACTGGCTACCCGCGCCAGTTCATTCGCTCTTTTCACCGCAACGCGGTAAGACTCTTCGAGCTTTTCCAATCGTGAAAACCAGAAAACGCCTAACGGTATTGCGATAAGAAACGGAAGTAAGAGACGGACTACAATCGTGACCGTGTCGGAACGCGCACCAATTACGACACGTATCCCTGTCGAGAGCGAAATCGAGATGAGCGCTGCTATTACGGCAACCAACGCCGTGCGTTTCCAAACGTAACTTGATGGCACCCGCAAAAACCCAGCCCTCAATAGGTATACCCAGCAAGTCGATTAACGCTTCTTATATGTTACTTCAACAATCATTCCCGTTTCTTTCTCTTAAACCCACGCAACAGCGATGCAACGCCATGCCCGTCACTGGCAGGGGTTTCGTTCTTCAACTGGTCGCTGGATTTGGTTTTTTGGCCTGCCCGCGTGACAGCAAGGATGGCGTTATCCAGTAAGCAGATTAGTTCGACCTCCCATGTCAGCATCGAAATGCCGTGAACACGGCTATAGGCGTCGATCTCTCCATACGAGATCGGATTTGCAGACATGCCCACTGATCGGCGGGCGTTCAGATCGAGGAACCAGCCCCAGACGTGCCGTAAATCGTCTGGGAAATCTGGCAGGACGGTAGGCCGTCGTTTAGCGAAGACGGCCTCGCCGAACGAAATTAGCTCGCTGGCGAGGCTTTCACGAAAGCCAGTTGATTATCCGCCGCAGCGTCGATTTGCTCGGCAATGAACCACAAATCCGGATTGGTCAGCACTGCCCGGACGTTTTCCGTCGTGCATTCAATGGCCTTCCCGCCTCGCTCGAATCCTTCCCAAGAAAGAACAGCGGCCACCATCACATCAACTGCGCGATCTTCAATTTCTTCGACCGTCTGGACTTTCTTCGGATTGCGCTTCTGGTCGCGAATGTTGGCATTGGCCAGGCGACGCTGGACATCACGAACACGCTGCGACTGATACGACGCAACGCGAACCTTCATGCCCAGCTTCTTTCCAGTGGTTGGGTGAACGATATCCACCTCGAAACCTTCGTCAAATGCCTTAGCCGCGCCGTCAAATACTGACAGATCCATCTGTGAACTTCCTGTTGATACGTCTGTGGAGAAACGGTTGATAAACTGTTGGAGTTATGGGGTTCCGGCAGTGGCTTCTTGTTCAAAAACGGCGGTCGTAATGCCGAGATTGAAAGTCGTGGTGACCACATCATCGGCTTCGCCATAGCTTTCCTTCGCCGACTGTACGAGCGCGTGAAAATAGAACTCGGTTGGGGTTCCGGTTTCATCTGGCGCATCGTTCGCGATGATGCGAATTGCGTAGGCCAGATTGGTCTTTTCAGCGGCCCTCAGCGCGATCTGGCCCGCGTCGAGAGGATCACGGCCACATACCAGGGCGAGAACGCCAGCATCACGAGCGCCCTTAAGATGACGTACACGTGCATCCGACAATGACGTGAAGGTCACGTCATTGGATTCGTCGCCAAATTCGCCAAGGTTCTGAACTTCACCGACGGGCACGTAGGCCAGCGCCTTGTACGCTGTGATGATAGCGGCCTCATTGGCGCCGGTGACAGGGGTTGCAGGCCCGATCGCAATCGTAGAGCCCGAAGCAGTTGTAATCATGGGTCTTCTCCATATGAAAAAAGCCCCGTATCGGGGCTGTTAACGGCTCAGGCCGGATGAATGCTACGCGAAACAGTCGTATGAGATCGTCACAGGCACTTGCCAGTGCGTCTCATCGCTGAACCCCTGTGCGATGTCAGGTGCCTTGGTGATGCGAACGGTCAATCCCTCTTTCGGCAGCTTAAGGTCAGTTGGAAAGTGTTCGGCCACCTTCCCGGCATTCTCTGTGGACTTCGTTGCTCCAGCGTTCAGAGGCATGAACACATCAATCTGTAGAATGCCCCGTCTTTGATGAGGCGCAGTCGATCCGACGAACCGCCGTCGCGAGGTGTTCGGCACGTGGGTCACGCGCAGATATCCCGTAGCGGGCCGCTGGAACGCGATGTTGGGCCAAGCGACCGGAAGCGCAGGATTAAGCACCAACGACCCCACGCGCTCGAATAGAGCGTTCTCTATACTCTTCTCGATCGTCATGTCAGAGCTTGAGCCTTTGCTTCACTTCTTTGGCTTTGGCGGCAACGATTTCTTCCCAACGCTGAGCGATGAGCGTAACCCACGGGCGGGGAGTCGAACCTTTGGCACCATAGTGCACATAGGCCGCATAGTTCGCCGTGTAGCCGAGATAAATCGTATCACCGAGATCAGCGCTGTTGATCACCAGAATAACTGGCTGCAGATCAGGAGGAACCGACCCGCCGGGATTGTCACGATACAGCCTCGGCATGGCTTCACGCGATGCCATCAGAGACGCACGAAGAAAGCCGGTTCGCCGGTAATTCTCAGATGATGGCTGGTCATAGACCATGTCCAACAGAAGTTTGTCCATCTGACTGACGAGCTCTTGCGCGCTCTCTTTAAACACGACTTCAAGCGCGCCATCGACTTTAACGGCCCACTGCCCGACAGTTGCGGCAAAAGACTTGGCCATCAGTCAAGCCAAGCCCAAGATCGGCGCGTCTGGATTTCCCAGATCGTCCAGTACGAAACCCCGAACATGGCAGCGATATCCCTTCTTTCCAAGCCGGAACCTATCCTGCGGATTTCACGAACCTGATCTTCTGTCAGCTTGGCGGTGTTGACCGCCTCGCCTCTCGGCAGTGTGCCGTGGTCGACCATATCCATCCGGTTGCCAGATGTCGTTTTCCACGACAGGTGACGCGGGCTGATACATCCTTCATGTCCCTTGCCGCAGGAATGCGCCGCCTCGTACTCTGGCGCTGGAGGTTCTCCATGAACCAGCGTGCACATAAAACGTGGGGCCGAGATTTGCTTGCCATTGACCTGCACAATGCCGCGCCCTCGGTCACCGGCGCTGAACGGCCATTTCAGGCATTCGTCACCGGCATAATCGACATGCGCCTCTACCCATTTCACTCGGCGTCGATAGCTATCAGAAATCGCCTCCGGGTCGCCGTACTTCAGCCAACGCTTGTAATGGGCTTGGCAGTAGCCGTGATATCCAGACTGCTTGCTACACCCTTTAATGGTACAAGGTTGGCCTGTCTGCTCACGATTTACCCTTGATATTGTCGGATCGCCGGTGTGCTGCCACCGTTGATAGTGTTTAGAACACCAGCCTCGAGACTTAATGAGGATGGGGTTGTTGCATCCCGCAATGTTGCATATAGCTTTATCAGCCATTCGATGCGCTCCTATCGCGTCGTTTCGGTTAGGGTCGAGGCGGTGTTCCAGCACCAAATCGGCCCGATTTTCTTTTAGCACAAATCAGGAGCGAATACGATCAAGCAGTTGATCCACATATGAAATTGAGTATTCGCAGATGCACTTGCAGCCGATCTTGTGCCGGGCCGGAATGCCTGGAGCATGCGGATACATAATTAACGTCCCGTCTGGCGCGACGAATGGTTGATCATACCTGACCTTCTGTCCTCGCATCGCAACATGCTGCGCTCGCGGGTGCTCCTGCGGTGTGTGTCGCCAAGTCTTGGTGACGATGTCTGCTGAGAGATTTCCGTTATCGATCTGCTGGCGAAAGGCGATGTCTTTTGCCGCTGCCATCGCATCGAATGTTTCATTCAGGGCGATCGTGTCGGCCCGAAGCTTCAGCAGGCCCGCACTATAACGATTGGCGATCCTGTCCACGACATCCGCCGGCAATGGGGTTTGCTCCTTGAGAGCTTTCGTCACCGTTCGGTCAAATCGCTTATCCCGCCGGCCGCGCTCCAGATAGTTCCGCAACAGCGCAGGATCGCCTGAGCGCAGCTCCTCGCGAGCGCTTTGGACGAACTGGGCTTGTACTGCCGTCAGACCGATAATCCCGCCTTCTCGCGTTCCAGTGGCCCGGTTTACAGGCCCAACGATAGCCTTGGCGGTCTTCGTCGGGTTATCGCCGCGAGCAAGGCTATCCGTCAGAGCAGTACGGATGCTTTCGACCTGGTCGGCAACGATTCCTGAAACGAGACTGGCCGAATGATCGCGTAGCCAGTTTTCAGCAACTACGTTCCGAGCATCCCAACGAATGACCACTGTATGGCCTTCCGGGTCTTTCAGTGCCGGCATGGTCGAAACCGTGTCGACTCCCCCCGCATTGAACGCCTGACGCAATGCCTCTTCAAGCGGGTTAAACGCTGCCTCTTCAATGAACATTGCATCAATCGCGCCCGAGATATCGCCCTTTTCGAGCCGTTCAACGATCCGACGAAGGACGATATTCGAACGGATATCATCCACGGCGGCCATGAACGCGGCGCGCAGGATCGGCTCGTATGTGGCGATAAGGGCTTCAAACCGTTCACGAGGCGTGAGACGCTTCAACATTGCTTACGCCCTCGCTTGCAGTTCGAAATAAACGATCATTCCAGCCGGATTAAGCGGCTTCGCTTGAACAATTGTGCTTACAATCCCGCCGATGATGACCTTGTCGGTTGTCGTCGGCTGGATTGTCAGACCTTTTGTGGCCACGTAAACCTTCTTGTCGGTCGACTTGATCAGCGTCCCGTCAACGTCTTTCTGATCATAATCCAGCGCTACCAGAGTGCACGGATAGTCCGTATCGCTCGTGCCCGGGTCCCATGGATCGCCAGATGTCTCCGTTCGCCGGATAGCTCCGATCTGGCCGAACTTGTCGATTAGGCGGTTCGCCGTTTGAACCGAGCGGGCATAGTTGAACCTGGCCATTTGGCAATCTCCAATGGATCAAATCCCCGACCAAATGCGTTGGAAAACATCGGGAACCGAAGGAGGACAACATGAACGTCGCAAACTTGCAGATCGAAGGCCTATGCCTCGCTATTGCCGCGATCAACCATGCACTGGTCGAGAAAGGCATTCTGTCCTAAGTCGAGTTAGACGACGCCCTCAGAAAAGCCGAAGCAACCGCTCGTGGGGATGATCGATTTGTCGAAGACCTCAATCCATCGAACCGCGATGCGATCTGCTTTCCGATCAGGGTACTTCAGATCGCCAATACGACCGGAGCGGAACGTCCCTGGAGCTTTACCGAACTCGCCCGCCTGGTTGGAGAAACGAAGCAACCTTATAACGATATGCTTTAGGCTCGCGCGGCTGAACCGAAAACTCCCGGCCCTTTGCCTCGGATGAACCCGGCCAAGATGCCGTCGACTACGCTGATTACCGGCAGGACGTCATCAATCCTGCCGTCCGTGTCTTGGTATGTGACGGACAGATCACCGACCTGTTCCTGCTTAATCGCCTCTGCTGGCACATAGTCTGGCGAAAGGCTTCCGGGAGTGATCAATTCTCGCCAAGCAGCCTCACACAAGGCATTCTTGATCCTTTGTGGTATCGTTGTGCTCGGAAGCAGCGCACCGCGCCACACGGCGTTCTTTCGAGGCCATTCAAGCGCCTGCTCTACCGTCGCAGGTTCACCGATGAACCGCTGGCCGTATGTGCCATCCAGCCATGTCGTACCGCGGCGCAAGGCCTGTTCGACTTCGGGATCGGTCTTGTCGGCCAGATCGTAGCCGACCTTCCCGCAATAGGCCCTAAACTCATTCAGATCGACGTAGCTGTCAGCGTCAGGATCGCCGGGGCTGACGATAAGTGCCATGACTATTCATCTCCAAAACAAATCTGACGCTTTGCCCGCTCCATCAGGATTAGCGTTTCGCCTGCGTTGGCAGAACCACTCACCCAGAACGAGCCATCTTCAAGTTGCCCAAGCACAGCCACAGTTGTGAAACCCTTCCCTTTGGCGGCTTCGAGAATGGCGTCAGGGTTGAACCTAAACCCCTCCCCAACTTCAACCGGCTGGAGCTTGACCACTTCGCTCATTCTGCGCCCGCCACCGCATTCAGTTCGTTGCACTTGTCGATCAGCGTTTCAAGTTTGGCTGAAGGATGAGGAGCCTTGCCGGTTGCGGCTTCAATTGCCGCCCGGAGCTGCTCTTCGCTGAACTGGTCGCCACTGTCTGTGCCGATGCCGCCAGTCGATAGCGCCTGCTGCTGGCCTTCGTCCTTCCCGCGCTTCTTGTGCGGGTTGATCACCTTCGCATCCTCCGGCGCGAACCGAGCATCGATGATCTTGAAGCCATCGGCCCGAAGCTTTTCTTTGAGCTTCTGCGATACGGGGTGAACGACATATGCGATTTCACGCTCTTTCGACATGGGAAACCCTCAAATAAAAAGGGCGAGCCGAAGCCCGCCCGGGTTGATGATTAGGCTGCGGCCACGGTCAGAACGCCGGCCGTGTGCTTGATGCTGGTCGCGACCTTGTCCCAGTTCGTGCCGGTGGCGATCTCAGCGTCGGACGGCGACTTCCCACCATTGGCTTCATCCCAAGTGTAGCCCTTGAGTCCCAGACCGAACGAATAGTCCATCTGCATAGTCGTCTCGATGCGGGTCTGGCCGTTGGAGGTTTCGATGTTGGTGATCACATCGCTGCCGTCATGAACAATCGCAGCACTTTCCGCGAGAGAAAGCACCTTCAGCTTGTTCGGCGTTCCCGCCTCATAGAGCGCCGGTGCATCGGTGACGATCACGGGCTTGCCGAGGATATCGACCACACGGACATTCTGCGCCTGGAAGAGCTGAGCCGTGTTGACGAGGTTGGCGCCGATCAGTTTGTGATAGGCCGTGCCGTTCATGACCTGAGCGATCAGGTTGCCCGAGTGATCACCGAACTTTGCATGCGCATCGTTCATTGCCACGTACGACAGGGCCGGATCGGTTGCCGCGGACACATCATTCGTCGCGTCCGGCTGATTGCCGATGGCGGCGACAAGCCCAGCAATAGCCGTGTTGAGCTGATCAGCCATCATGGCTTCGGCAAAGTTGCGTGATGCCACTTCGATGCCTTCAGCGGTCGGCTTTTGAAGCCAGGTCATCTGCGATGGTTCGTAGCGGATCGGGCCGAAGCCGCCGGCGATCTTGACCGAAGAGTGCTTCTGCTGGGTCAGATCGGTCGCGGCTGCGGCGGCTTGTGCCGCATACCGATCTACACGACGCTGCGCTGAGTGGATGGATGCAAAGAACGACTCCTGAAGGAAATCGCCCTCAAAACCATCTGTCGTGAGACGGATTGCGCCGTTGGAGGCGGCATTGAACTTCTGCACCATCTGCGCCAGCGTTTCGATGATCGCGGGCATGAAGTACTTGTTGAATACCTGCATCTGGGAAAGAGACATGGAAAGCTCCTATGCTGTGTCTCGGGATTGTTGGTTGGATGGGCTTCCCGCCCGCTGGGTGCCGCTTCTCATCCCGAGACAGCAGCAGAAAGTTTTCGAGGGCGATCAGCCCTTCAGTTCAGGGAATTTGGCTGCGATAGCCGCCGCCCGCTCTTCACGGGTTCCACCGAAATTACCGCGTTGCGGAGGGTTACCGCCGCCTCCGGGGCCGGGTTGCTTGCCGCTGCCCGACTGACCGGATCCCTCAAAGGCACGTCCGAACGCTTCAGATTCCTTCATCTCGGCAACCAGGCCGGCGATATCCATGGGCGTACCCTTGGAATCCGCGATCTTTGCGTTGCCGTCTTTGTCGACCACTTCAACCGTGAACTTGCCGTCGACTTCCTTGACGCGAGTATGAGCCCGCACATGAGGAAGGAGCAGCTCAACTGAACCCTTCGCTTCAGCCAGAGCGGACGTCGCAGCAGCATCGATAAGCAGGCTTTCAACGGTCTTGGTCAGATGACCGATGCGCTCATCGCGGCTGGAAATTTCGCCAGTGTGCTTTTCCAGAAGCTGGGCCTTGGCAGCCTCAAACTTCGTGTTCGCGATCTTGTCGGCTTCCTTGGCTGGGTCGATGCTGGTCAGTTCCTCCAGCTTCGCCAGGGCCTCGCGGGCCTTGTCCGGGTCGAGATCCTTGAACTTGACGACATCGCGCTCCAGACGTTCGCGCGTGGTGCGCTCCTTGCCGAGAGCTGTCTTGAGGCCGTTAACGTCTTCCAGTGCGAAACCGTCGACCGGCTCGACATCGAGAACGAACTTGCCGTCCTTCTCGACATACAGAGCCTTGATTGCATCATCGATCCCGTCGAGCGATGCCAGAATTGCTTTGAGAGCCATGTTTATCCATCCCGGATAGTTGTGCGCTTCCCGCGCATTGAAAAAGGCCCGGAAGGATCACCCTACCGAGCCGTGTGAAGTCAGATTGTCGATTGAACTATTCCGCCGGCTCTTTCACCGGTGGAGTGACCGCAGCGGCCAGATCATCTTCGGTGTCATCACCGGGAAGTTCGTCCATAATCCGCTTTTCCTCTTCATCCGCGTCAAACTCGGGTGAAAGGATGCTTCGGCGCTTCATTTCCTGCCAGAGTGTCTGGGTGCTGAGCTTGCCGCGCTCATTCATGGTCAGAAGCGTTTCAGGCGCCTTGTCCTCGCCGAGCTCGATAGCGAAGTCAGTGTTCACGTAGACGGTTGGCTCAAGCTTCACATTCAGCCACATCGATGTGAAGACATAAGCCCGTTCCAGACAGTCCTTGAGCATGAAAGCCCATGCCTGTACTGCGCTGGCCGACTTCTGGGAGGCGAATGCGGCTGCAACCTGGGTAATCCCACTCGTGCCCGCTGTCAGCGGCTGGCGGCCAAGTTCGCGCATCTGGGTTTCCGTCTTGTCCACCTCTTCAGACAGAAACTTGAGCGAAGTGGCTGAAGGTTCGATGAACTGCCACTGTCCGCTCTTTGTGCCATCGGGAGCCGGAGGCGCATAAAGAACCACCGAGGGGCCAATAGGCGCCATGATCGGTCTGCCGTTCTCATCCACCGGTGGCGTCACACCGTTTCCTGCCAGCATCGGAAAGGCGGTCAATTCCTTCGCAGATTTGAGATTGGTTTCCTGCTGATAATGCTCGACCTGCAATTCGGCAACGTTTCGCATCGGGGGGCGAATGCGCCATGTCGATCCCTCACGCCTACCGGTGAAGAACGGAACAAGCGCAATAACACCAATCGAGATCGGGCCCTCAGCGATCAACGACCAGCCAGCATTGTTCGTTGCGCCCTTCTCCCAGATTTCATACCGGGCCGGCCCATACTGACCACCTTCGAGTTCATCTCTGATCAGGATTCGCACACGATCAATGCACTTCTCATTGTTGGCACTGTCGCGTTGGGTGACGGGTTCATAGATCTTGGCGTAGGTGAACTGTTCCTTGCCGTTGATGACCTTGCTTTCGACCCAGAGCATGTCTGTGGCTGGAATATTCACCCAGTACGGCCGCGCACCCATCCGCTTCTCATCGGCAAGCGTGGCACCTTCCGGCACTGTCGGATAGTCGACCAGTATCCAGTCAATGGCGTTGTGAATACCATTGAAGAAAACATTGTCGGCAAAGACATGCAGATGATTGCCGCCGCCGTCGACATCCTCGGTAACAACCTTGATTGTTTCCGGTACGGTATCGTTGGCAAGCGTGACTTCCTTTGAGAACGGCTTGGATGCCAGGTTCTCCACGATGTCCGAATAGATGTCAGTGAACTTCGAGTTCGCCAGACGGTAGGCATAGTTCGGATCGCTCTCGTTCGGAAACTGCGGGAGATAAGCCGCGCCCGCCTTCCGCATCGCATCCACACCACCACGGATAGCCGCAACCTTCGTCCAGTAGCCTAGCATCGCCTTATAATCGGCTGATGTAGCGAGAAAATTTGTATCAGCCATTTATCCGTCCTGATGTACCGAATAGTGCGGTTCGTGTCTGGTTTGTCGCCAGTTCGTTAAATGCGCGGGAAGATGCGTCCACGATGTCTTTCAGCTTCCCGTTCGGGAACACCTCGACCTCATCGAGAAATGGTTCGTTCCAAGCGCCTTTCAGCAGAACTACGTTTCCAGCCTCACACTGAGCCGATAGAGGCTCGGCACGTGTGACCTTGTCGCCGCTTTCCGGTGTAGCCTTAGCTTTGTAGCCAGCCAGCATCGCAACCAGCTGCTGTGCCTGGTCCTTACCGGCCTGACCCGGGTCCTTCGGCATGGAGATTGAGCAATCCTTGCCGTCCTGTTCAGCAGTGTTCCTGATCAATGTGCGTACACCGGCCGGACTGGCCCGCTCTGCCACACAGTGAGCAATGATGAACTTGCCGTCGGGCATCTTGCCGATCTTCACACCGGCGGTTCTGGCCGATGAAGGATCATCTTCCGTTGCCGCCAAGTCCCATCCTCGGACAAACACGGTGCCGGCCGGTATTGCACCTACGATCGAGAAGTACGACCGTTTGAACATGCCGCCTTCTCGTGGCGCCGGTCTCTGCTGGTTCTGGCCTGCATGACCAGTAGACCCGAGAGACACCTTGTCACGCTCGACGACTTCACGCGGGAAGCGCTCTGGAAACAGCAGTTCGCCATCTTTCTCGCGTCGGTCGTGGGTATAAACCGTCTTGAGATCGGACTTCTCGACATACTCACGCCGGGATTCCGGTATCTCCTGTCCCTCCCGATACCAGATTTGCTTTCCAGCATCGTATCGCGCCCGGACCGCAGGTGTATCAAACCCCGTTGGCTTCACTATAGTGTAACAACGGCGTTCGGGCTCAAACTCCATGGGGAGCATCAAATGCTCGTACCCAAGGTTCTTGGCCAGCGCCACGCCGGTAGTGTCACCTTCATGCAGCCTCTGCATCACAAGGATGATGGCCGACTTGATCGGGTCACTCAGACGGTTCGGAACAGCTTCCAGAAACGTTTCCTGCGCGGTTAAACGGTCGGCATCAGACTTCGCCTTACCTACTGACAGTGGATCATCGATAATCACACGGTCGCCACGCTCACCAGTGAGGGATTCAAACGACATTGCCGCCCTGAACCCTGATTTGTCGTTCTCGAACTTCAATGTCGAGTTCTGATCGGGCATCATCTGGAACTGGCTGCCCCATCTTTGGCGATACCAGTCAGACTGAACCAGTCGGCGAGCCTTGATATTGTCGCGTTTGGCCAGGCTTTCCTTATACGACGTGGCAATAGACCGGATGAACGGCTTACCGACCGGGCCCCATTCCCATGCTGGCCAGAAAACACCGACGGTAAGCGATTTCATCGTGCCAGGCGGAACATTGATGATCAGCCGGGTTAGCTGATCGTTCGTTACTGCCCCGAGATGGTCCGATATCGCATCGATGTGCCAGCCATGCAGATATGCCCTGCCCGGTTCCAGCACATGCCAGCCGCCACGGATGAATGAGGACAGTGAAACACCGGCGCTTTCCGCCTCTTCCTCAATCCTCTTGTTCGCTTCCCTCGCCTGCCTCTCCGCCCGGATTGCCTGCAGAGACAAGCCCGAGCTTCTGCAAAACCGGGTAGGCGCTTTCGAGAGCTGCAAGTTCATCGTCTGTCAGCGCTTCCAGTTGTTTTGCGGAGATCGTGATGACCTGAAGTGTCCCGCTGATCTTGCGGTTTTCAGTACCCAAGCCGAACAGCTTCGCTTTGCCCATAGTGGCCGATACAGCGGCGCTGGACTGCTTCTCGGTAATTGCTATCTGGCGAGCCTCTTCGAGCTCTGTAGCCAAGCTCTCGACCGTTACAGCCACCTTCTGGGCCGCTTTGCCCTGCAGTTCCTGCACCCTAGCCGTTACCTTGCCGTCGGCGAGGACTTCGCTTGCTTTTCGCCATACCGTTTCAGGCTTCGTCTTCTCACCCACATTGTATGCTCGCCGGTACGACTCGGAGGCATTCCCGGTTTCCACATATGTGCGGGCAAAGGCCTCTTGTTTCGGCGTGAGATTCAAGCTTGTATTCCTATAGCGTCAACGTACGGGAGGCTGAAATGAACGAAGATCTGATCAATCGGCTGGCGGTTTCCAGCGAGCGCCTGCATCTGCGGGGTCTCGAGGTCATTCGCGAGAACCGGGATTCGGATATAGCGGTGCTGATGTCCGGCGTTGCCGTGGCGATGGAAGCTCTCCGGATAATCGGTGAGCAAGTAGATGGTCTACAAGAACAGTTGGCCCGGCTTCGCTAGGCAAACCAGTTCCTTCAGACCACGCCGTTACTTGCGGTCAGTCGGCCCTCGGCAATCTGCCGCTGGCGGCGAGCCACTTCACGCGCACCATTTGGCTTGTATGTACGGCCACCGAGGCGAATGCGCTTGCCTGTCGATCGATGGCGGTGCGGTGCTGGCGCAGCAATCTCTGGGAACGGTGAAGTCAATGCCCCGCTAAAGAACCCACGAACAGACGACAGCAGTGCTGCCGCCATGACACTGAAGCCAAAGCGCATATCGTTCTCCGATGTTTGACAAAGACAACCCCGCTCGATGGCGGGGCTGATTGTTGATCGCTTATTTAGACAGATGCGCTATCCTGACTGAAACAGGAGGGCAGCAATGTATCAGATCAAGGTATTGGAACTTCTCGAAGACGGTACGTCACGGCCATATGAGTTCACCGAAATGGAAACCGCGCAAGAGTTCGTCCGAAACGCTACCTTTGACCTGAAGGTCTGGATAGAAAAGTACGGCATCTTTGACCGCGATGACTTCTTGAAGCTCCGGTCTATGCCGCAGGATGAAGCCATCCCGTTTTAGTTCCGCTCCGCTCTCCAATGAAAAAGCCGACACCCGAAGGCGACGGCTACAGACTGCTACAGTTCGGTACAGAACGGGCCGGACGCTATCCCGGCTAGACGGCCTTCCGAGGACCCTTTTCATCCCTTGCGGGCGAAGTCAGTATCCGTCTCTGCTTTTTCGTGCGCTTCTAGCTTTCAGCGCCGCCGTTCTGATTTCGCGGGATATGCCTTAAACCTCTCAGCCACAGGGCAATTAACATGCCCCAGCGGGATTTGAACCCGCGTCACCGTTCGGTGAATATCCCTTTTCGGGGCCCTCATGTCTCGCGCTACCCGGATAAGTGGGGCGGTACTGCATGAGGGCGTATCGTCGGCTTCCGCAAAGGCATCCTGTGCCACCGGCTTGCGCCGTCTTCCACCTGTCAGCGTATCTTTCCGCCGTGTCATCACGGGGCCGTGCCGTGCCACCTACTAACGCTCTCCACCTCCAGCCTTGCCTTTGGCTTCAACGAGACGCTTTCGCTCAGGATTGGTGCCCATCCGCTATGCAGCGGGTTTCATTTTCTCATGAAGAGAAGGGATGTTCTTGGGCTTGGCGTCCGGCGCTCTCCAGTGTGTTGCGCACTTCTCGGACGATACCGTTTGTTGATGTGAGTTATCGTCGTTTTCGGACACGCTGTCCAGCCCGACTGTCAACCGAACTTGACACAATCGGTTGAGATTGTTCGCAATTATTTGGGTTAATTGATCAATTTTCCTTCTCATTTGTCGGTCATTCATCATATTTTCTAATGCAAACCGGCTCAGCTTCATGCCTTTTCGGGCTTTCACATAGGCCCAGCCGTACAAAAGCTTGCGATCCTCCGCTTTCTCGAGCTCGTTAATCCAGCGCCACGTTTCGTACATCCTGTCTATCGCAGCTGCCACTGGACGGCGCTTATACGCCGATCCATAAGCCATGTTGAAGCTGTCAGGCTTACCGTCTGGCATCGACCCTCTTGCCCATGTCGGCCCCTTCTCACCAGGCATGAGCATGAGCGTTTCAGCGGCTTCGAGGACGCGGTGTTCGATATCCTTGGCAGTCCACTCTTGGTACGTCTGGCTCATGCTGCCTCCCTGCTATCGAAGAAATCGCTCTGTGCTGGCTTGTTCAGGATCATCATCAAAAGCACCCTGAGAACGTGGGTTGTCGGTATTCCGCAATTCATCGCCTTGGCTTTCAGTCGGAGCATCCCGAGGTCGATGGAATCGAAGTCAGAGACAAGCGTTCGGCTGTGGATCAGGTGCGGGCACTGAATCAGAACGGACGAAACTGCTTTCACCATGTCCGAATAGATGAACAGTGAGTTCTGAACCGTCCCGACCATCAATTGCAGAACAAGGCGAAGATGATCCTCGCCGTGCTCTCTTCCTATTTCGCGCAATGTCGGCTTGCAGAAACACTCCCTTGGCTTCCGGCTCGTCGGTGAGTGATCGCAGCTGGCCCGCAGGATCACACCGCACTGGCGGGCCACCTTGTAGATGTCGCATGACCGCTTAGCCATCCGAGACCTCCAGCGGGAATCTCTGTTTCAAAGCGCCGAACATTGGCTCACCGTCTGATCCGACACAGTCGGCCGGCACTTCAACGATCTTGCTGCGCTGCATGACGTCTTTAAGCTCAGGCGCGCCACCGTTCGTTCGATAAACGACAGGAGACCAAGTCATGTTTTCCAACTCGTAACAGAACCACATCTTGGTCATGCCTGTGATCTTTCTTTCGCCACGATTTGACCCCTCGCTAAAGCTCGCGGAATTGTGCTATGAGACACTTGTGGGCGGGGAGAATTGCCATGATACCGGGCAAGTACAGTGGACTTGTTACGCTTGTAGCGGCAGCGGGTCTGGGAGCGTTCGTCGCGATTTGGTTGCTCGATTTTGCAATAGTTCGAGCTAATTGGTGTAATGGAACAGAACCATACTGCTTCCGAGATTGGATTTCTGCGCTGAGTGGTTGGGCCGCCACCTTTGCTGCGGCCATCACCATCATTTTTCTCTACCGACAAAATGAAGAACAGAAAAAACAGACTGGATTCATGCTTGGCGATGCTAAGCCGAGCATAGATGCCATCCAGCATATTAAGCGTGAAGTGTACGTTATCGTTCGGATTGTGAACTGGAACAGGCGGCCAATCATCATACAGTCGATACGCATCATTCCAAACAGTGACGATCTTTTCATTTATCAAACCAAGATTTGGGACCGCGACGATCCAGACGGAGGCTTGTCCAGTCGTAACCTTGAAGGGCGATTGATTCAGCCAGCAATTGCTATGCATGGCTGGAAAGACAGGTCCTCTGCGCCTTGCGAAGTCAGGATCGATCTTGCCGATGAAGTTGATAAGAGCCAATACAGAAAGGATTGGCGCAACTTCAAGGTAGAGGTTGGTCTGGTAATCGCAGGCGAACAACAAACAAATCTTACGCTTCAATGCCCTATCGCTGTCGCTGAATAACGTCATCATAGCATTTATTTTCATGCCGCCCTCTCCTTACGCTCGACTTCGATCTTGCGGCCTTTCCGGAAGATGGCGCCGAATACTTTCTCTGCCTCAGAGCGAGCCACAGACAGCTTTTCACCGTCTCGGACCATCACACTCTGTTCGATCTTGTGTTTCGCTCTCCACGCCTCGCATTCTGCTTTTTCGGCGGTTGGGAAATACCTTGGCTGGCCATGTTCATCGGCCACGGTGAAATGTTGGGTGCGCCAGACCAGACGGAACTTTCCGATAAAGCCTTTGGGCGTGCCTTCTGCAAATGCGGTCGATTCGTTCATAGGTTTAAGCCCAGTGGATTTTCGATGATTTCCTGTCTGATCAGTTCCGGCTCGTTCATGCCGCCCAGATCAACAAACGTTGTCGTTGGCCCGTGCCAGCCGCATTCAACATCGCGAGGCCACTGGCTTTCACGTGACAGAGCAAGAAAGACCTTCGCCTTGACTTCGTTCTGGTCGACCAGGTTCTTCCATACCTCGTATAGGTCGGAGAACTTGGAAGGCTCGTACTCCTTGAGAAACACCACCGGCCGGAACGGGATCAACACATGGTCAGCATCGCGCTCGATCGCGCCAATCAGATCCGAGTACCGCGGCTTCTTCGCCAACAGCTGATGAAAGAATTTCTCATTCACGGTCGGCTTGTAATCGGCGAAGACGTTCTTCTTAAGCTGGGCACAGCCGATGATCGGAATATCGACCTCCCTAGCGATCTGCTTGAGCCTTGCGGTAACGATCTGGCCAAATTCCCAATCTGCCAGTTTTGTTTCGCCCTTGTTCCGATCGATCAGGCCCATGTGGTCAATGACAGCCAGCCCTTTGCCCTTCTTCGAGACGAAATACCGAATCCGTTCTTCGATCTGGTCGAGTGTCAGCCGCTTCTGCTGGATGAATATCTGCTTGTCCCGATTGGCATTCCGGAAGTTCATCAGACGTTCGAAATCGTTCTCAGTCAGCTTGCCACGCTTCTGTCGATTGACCGATATCTGGGTTTCACGGCTGTTCTCACGCATTGCCAGCTCTTTCGCTGACATCTCGCCCGAGTAGAACCAGACGGGAAAGCCTTCTGTTGCTGCCCCCATGGCCAACTGACCAGCCAGAGCTGACTTACCCTGTTTTGTTGCACCGCCCAGAATGATGAGCTGGCCGCCACACATCGGGCCGATGAGCTCCTCCACCGGTCGAAAGCGGTAACTGACGCCTGTTCCTTTCTTGCCGCTATATGCCCGGTTTGTGTCATCAAGAGCCTCATCCAGTGCAGCGCCGAGAGACACGGCGCCATAAATATCATCACCATCGGACAACGTCTGGCTTAGGTCTGCGATGGCCTGCTCCCCGATTTCGGCCGGGTTGCTGTCCACAGCCATCGAGTGAGCGGCTCTGATCATGTCCTGGGCAATCGCGACCATCTGTCGGCGCTTGTAGAGGTCGATCAACTGCTGGGCCATTTGAGGCAGCATCACTGACGGCATGGCGACCTCGGCAACGCATCGAGCGACCAGACGGCCTACCGTTGTTTCACTGTCGATATTCTTGTCCCACGGCAGATACGGCTTGATGGAGATCGGTTGAGCAACCTTGCCCTGCTTGATCACATCGCCGATGACTTCGAATATCTCGCCCAGAACCGGATCATAGAAGTGTTCCCGCAGGAGAATACCGGCCACCAACTGATATGCATCGTTGTTCAGTAGGATTGAGCCAATTATCGCGCCCTCGCCTTCAACATTACAGATCGGAGAGTAGACCGGCTCCTGTTCGAATTTGCGAAGCGCGTTCATGCCGCTTCTCCAATGATATTGCTGAGCTCCAACCCGTCCATAATCGATCGCCCGATCAACTCCGGGATTTCTGGCGTGACCGCGTTTCCAATCTGGTGTAGGCGGCGGCGCTCCATTGCGACGGAAAGCCCATCGATGCCTCGTAGAACTGACTGAGAAGCGACCAGTGAACCCCAGTTTCCAAAAGCCTTGTTGCCATGCTGGGCGAGTGACGCTTCCGCGCGGCTAAGTGTGCCCCGGAGCGGCTGAGATCCTTCCCGTCCCTTGCGTTCGGGGTAGGCCACAATCCAAAGCCGTTCCCTTCGATGTGGGGCGCCAACTTCTGCCGCTGATATACAGCCCCACTCCGCATCAAACCCGATTTCGGCCAAGGCTGCGAGAATGTCTCCAAACCCTCGATTAAGCAGATTTGGCACGTTTTCCATGATGATACATTTGAGGTCTGGTCCAATCTCGCTAGCGAGGCGGATAATCTCTGAGAAAAGTCCCGTTCTATCGCCCGCTGTACCCATGCCCTCGACATTGGCCACGCTGGCATCCTGACAGGGGAACCCTCCGCAGATGACATTGATCGGTCCGACACCGTCTCGGTAGATTCGCTCGGCAGTAAGCTTTGTGACGTCGTCATAAATCCTCACTCTCGGCCAATGAGCAGACAGAACACCCGTGGCAAATTGATCGATCTCGCAGAAAGCGACGGTTTCGAATCCGCCAGTCCGCTCCAGCCCGAGGGAAAATCCGCCGACCCCACTGAAAAGGTCCAGGACACGCAGCTTCTTCATGCCGCCACCTTGAAGTTCATCTTCTGCTGGCGGCGCTTTTCGAGCGACTTGGCTTTCTTGGCTGCCCGTTTGGCTTCCTGATGAACCTTGCCGCCTGACACGAGCCAGAACATGATCCCAATCGCGTCAGCCTCGTTATCGTTCTGAGGCTTGAGCCCACGACGTGCGCACTCGTCCAAAACCTTTTCCTTGATCCAAGTGCGGCGCGCGTTCGGCTGTTCCTTTGTGTCTTTGACTTCCTTCGGCGCCATGATCACGCCGATAAATGCACTTCGCCACGACGAGGTCGTAACTGTCCGCGGATACAGCAGAGCGCGCCGCTCACACATGATTTCAAGCGTTGCGAGCCATCCACCGGCCAATTGAGCAGATGCTTCTGTACGGGCCGCTGAGTAGGCTTCTGCTTCGATTACGATCTCAATGTCTTCTTCTTCGATCCCCTGATGTCGGCGCATCTGGCTGATGCTGTCCCAGAGATTGAGATAGTACTGACCGCGGCGGGTACACTTGTTGCCGTCACGGTCTCGGGTCAAATCCCATGTGCCGTAGAACAGACGCTGACCGACTGGACGTTGTTCGTCCTTTGGCTTGGCACTGTCATCGAGGAGAAGACACCAGCCCGCTTTGGTGGAAATGTCGATTGTGAGCTTGTGAAGGGTCATGCCGCCTCTCCTGAAATCAGTTCTCGACCTTCCCAAAGGATTCGCGGCGAGTAGACGCCGCCTTTCGGACCCCAGACGTACCAGGCATGATCCTCCGTTCCTGACGTATCGCCCGGAAACCACTGGATACGGTCGACCAGAGCAATCTTGGTCCAGAAGCGAGGATTGTCGCGGAATAGGTCAGAACGGGTTTTGCCGAAATCGAACTTGGCGGTGAGAAGCAGAGCAACGAGACCGTTGCAGCGCTCCAGCGCCAGCCGTGCAAACTTCACAGCGTCTCGATTGCTCTTGCCGTATGGCGGATTGGTGATGATCGGATTGAATGATGGTCTAAAATCATCAATCGGCTGGAGAAAGTCGAGAATGCCGTCATGCTTGCGGTCGTATGTTGCAATATCGCTCGTGACAACAAAAGCACCATTCTCTTTGAGAACGTCGGCCATCAGGTGGTTGCCTGCCGCAGGTTCCCATACTGTCAGACCTTCGACTGGGAAATGTCGAAGCAGGGCTTCCGTCGCCCATGGCTCAGTCTGGTAAAGATCGTTCTCTTTGCGAGCGTAGTTCGATGCTACGACTGTCATATCTCACCTCACCAACCAAACGATGACCGGATAAACACCGATGAAGAAGCCGATCAAAGCGAACACGGCAAAGATCATGAACCAGCATAGAAAGGTGTTCATGCCACCCTCCGTATCGGTATGGTGTGTTGCTCTTTCAGCTTTTCGAATAAGGCTGAGCGCTCGAATACGGGATCGCCAAACAAGCGACCGGTCTTACTGCGACGATCTTCGGGTATTTCAGCCACGCGGGCTGCGATCTGATCCTTCGGGATGGCGTTTGATACTTGGCCACCACATCGGCTATTCGTCATGCTGTAACAGCGGGTGGAGATGGATGCCCGCGAGCGACCCGGAAGCGCGCCAGCACGATGAATTTCAGTCGGAGACTTCCCGTCCTTGAAATACATCTGTTCGATGATCGCGAGCTCTTCGTCGCTCCATGCCTTGCAGCCTCGGCCCGAATCCAGACCGTGTTTCTTGATAACGTCCTGAAGGCGACGGCTGCCGATCTGCAGTTCGTGACGGATGACGATCTGATTGACGCCCTTCTTGACCATTTCGACAATGCGGGCTTCGAGTTGTTCGGTGAAGACGGTCATCAGACTTCCTCCCTGCAAGCTTTGTCGAGGGCGGCTTGGCCTTTTTTATCTACGCGGTCGAAGCCTACGCCAGAAAGTGACCCGTATCGTTCGCGCACATATCGAAGTCCGGAGAGAGCATCTCCCAAAGCCTCATAAAGGCTGTCGATAATCTCCTGCGCTTCACTGTGAAGTGTCAGGGCGACATCGCAGTCAGGCGCGCTATTGTCGTCCGGCAGAACCAATGTCTGAGACTTGTGGACGGTCAGGAGGTCGAGCCCGGACTTGTTTGTCCGGGCGATGATCGGGAGTTGCTTGGCCATTATGCCGCCTCCTGATCTGGAAACTCAGGATTATCGCCGTGGTCGCGGTCGGCCTCGGCGTTGCGCTTCTCCATTGCAGACTGGAGATTGTCGCGCATGAACTTCTGGCCCTTGTCCCAACCGCGCATCCAAGCAGCGTCCTCGTCAGAACCCTTGTCATATCCGCTCTCAGGGTCTTTCCCTGCCAGCCCGGCAAGTTCGCCCTCGCCTTCGATCCGATCGATGGCCGGCGCACGGTCGCGCAACAGATCAGACTGGAAACCGGGAATGACATTCAGCCAAGACAGGACTTCACCATGGGCTAGAAACCTATCGGTGACAGTTGTCTTATCATCGGCACTGATTGCTTTGATCGCATAATCCAGATCGCCGAGAACGATATCGTCAGCCTGAGCAAGCTTGCCCGCTGCCTTTTTATCGGCATTGGCTTCCTTAACCTTAGCGTCGTGACCCATGCGGATACGCAGATGGTGAAAGAAGAGCGCTTTCTTATCAGTTTCGGAAAGTTGCGAATTATGTCCTGCTTTGGTCATTTCCGGGCTCCCGATGGTGGAATGTTGAATTGTTCTTCGATGGTTGGAAAACCATCTGCTTCTGGGCAGACGCGATCAGCCAGGTTGTCAGCTTTCTCGCGAAGCGTAGCGGCGAGACGCATTCGTCTCCGCAGCGACAGCCATCTGAGCAATACGAGCGGTTTTCGCTTTGAACGCTTTCCGCTTCCTGCCCGCCTCTGAAAGCTCCGCTCGCAACCGAGCAGAAGCCTCTCCCATGTCCGTCTGGACAGGCTCGTCAATATTTTCATGGTTGGCTCGTAGAGTTAGACGCTCCGCCAGATACTCATCGGCGGCGGCGTTGTTTCGCTGACACATGTCTTCGTAGGCCAGCATCAGTGCCCGGTATGCGGAACCGGCCACGTCAGTCATTTCCGATGCGCGGTAACGCAAACGCTTGAGGTAACTCTCTGAAACACCTGTACGCCTTGACACGCGGTAACGTGCGGCTTCGCGAGTATCGCCAAGCCCTTTGTACTCGGCTTTTTGCAGCTCTTCGGCCCAGTAACGGGCGTCATCTATGGCTGTAAAACCCATGCTCATTTTGTTGTCCTCGGAAACTCTTTTTCCGCACACGGAAACTCTTTGTTCAGACATGCAAACTCTCCACGGCTAGGTTGAAGCCGTGAAGAACGAGTGGTCGTGGTGACCAGTCGGCCTGAAAGGGAAAACTGAGATGAAGATGAAACGGACAGCTCGTAAGGCCTGGAAAACTGATACGGGCGTCCAACTCGTCTTATGGACATGGCCGGAAACCTCGAAAGATACCCCGGCAAAGGCCAGCCGCAGCCGCAATCATCACGCAAAGCGGCCAGCCTATAACGAGAACCCACTTGATCCATTTTGGTGATCGGCTGGGTCGATCGAACTCCAGAACCGCGCAGGAAATGAAGCCCGCGACGTAAAGCCATGCGATGATCCAATTGCTGTTCACGGTTGAGTTCCTTCAGTTTGAAATGTTTGCCCGACGCGACTTCGGAGGAGTGCCCATCGCGTCGGGCGTTACCTGCCGGGTAACAGGCAGGGGGCTTGGGGGCCCGGCAGGTAATCAGACGTCAGTCGCCCAATCCCTCGAACAGGTCGGGGCGCAAAATTCTGCGATCAATTCCGGTAAATGTGTTCACTGCAATCAAACGATCGGCAGGAACATCTTTCCATTGAAGAATGGATGGGTGCTTTACACCAAGATACTTGGATAATGCCGTGAGCCTACCTCGAGATTCACTTAACCATTCTCGTAGAGCATCTATCCCGACACTCATGCCTGTTATGAAAATCGACGGATCATCTACATGATAACTTTGGCCGTCTTCACTCACGTTCACTGTGAGGTTTTCTCCGGTGACAATGATGCGGGCGCCGTTGATCTCAAGTTCGACAATCATGCTGCACCTTTTCTTATTTCTTCCGACACGTGCATGTTGACCAACATGTCATTCGTCAGGGCGATATCCCTTTCGAATGCTGCGTGGATCAAACGCGGCCAATATCGGACAGGAATAGACTTTCGACGCTTCATCTCCGAAGCGGCGGAGTTCTTTACGTCGATGGCTTTCGCGAGAGACGCGGTGCCGCCGAATGTCTGGAAGATGTCGTCAACGTGTTTCATGCCAATAATATCAACACTATTCGTGTCGATATGTCAACATGATTTGTGTTGATGTTTCTGAAATGTTGATTTTTATGGAAACGATCGGCGAACGACTCAAGGCTGCCCGAGAGGCCGCGAAATATTCTTCTGCTGCTAAGGCCGCGGAAGCATTGGGAATTTCCGCTTCAACATACAGAGCTCATGAGAACGGTCAGAATGATTACGATGTTGAAGATGCGAAGGTCTACGCGAAGAAATTCGGAGTGACTGTCTCATATCTGCTCGAAGGAACACCGTTACCGAAGAAAGGCTTGGTTTCTAGCTTTGATCCGGATGAGACTGACCGAGTTGAAGACGAAACCTTAACCTTTGGCTCTGAAACTGGATTTCGTGGAGCGCCGGAGGGTACATCACCTCAGATTGACATCACCGGCGGCATGGGCGCGGGTGGGCTGTCTATCGTGAGTGAAGGTGTACCAGGTCATAAGGGAATGACGTTCGCGGCTGAGGCTGTTTCGGATTACTGGCGCCTGCCGCCTGCTGTTTACACGTCTCTCGGCCTTCATCCGCAAGACACTGTTTTCATCCCCGTTCAGGGCGACAGCATGTACCCGACGCTTGAAGAGGGTGATGTCGTCGTAGTCGACACTCGGCACCGCTGGCCTTCCCCAGATGGAATCTATGCCATCCTTGATGAGATCGGTGGTCTTGTCGTGAAGCGCCTCGAAGTAGCGCAAGAGAACGGCGAGAACGTAATTCGTATTATTTCAGATAACACGCGACACCGGATCAAAGAAAAGCGCCCAGATGACGTATTTATTGTCGGGCGCGTTCTACGCCGTTTTGGCGTGATAAAATAGTTTCGACAAATCCGGGGGGATAATATGAAGCCATTAGATGATCATGAGTTCGGAGGCCAACACACTGAAATTAAGCTGGAACTCGTAGAAAAATATTTAAAAGCTTATACAAATGCGCTTCGAAACAAATTCTCTAATCTTTGGTACATCGACGCCTTTGCAGGAACTGGATCGCGCACTATTCGAATACGGGCGCAAGACGGTGACCTGTTTGAAGATCCTGTTCCAGAACGCATTGAAAGCCGCCGAGGATCGGCAAAAATAGCATTAGATGTCTTACCGCAATTCGACAGACTCATTTTCATTGAACAAAAGCCGTCCCATTGCGTTGCTTTGGAAGCATTGAAGGCTGACCACCCAAGCCGTGATATCCATGTCTTAAACGAAAACGCGAACACCACCATCCAAACTAACATTCATCGCGTAAACTGGAGCAGTTGCCGAGCCATCATGTTTCTTGACCCATATGGGATGGAGGTCGAATGGCAAACGTTAGAGGCCATCGCCAAAACAAAAGCGATAGATGTATGGTTTCTATTTCCGCTTTCCGGTTTGTATAGGCAGGCTGCCAGAAACATAAGTGCCGTTGATGAAACGAAACGTCGTGCTCTTACAAAAATGCTTGGCACCGATGAATGGGAAAAAGAACTTTATAGTCCAGTCCCACCACTGGTTGATTTGCTAGGTGTATTAGAAACACCTGACGACAGGCAGAGAAATGCGGATGTGGCCGGACTTGAAAAGTACGTTAAAAGACGGCTCGAGACGATATTCCCCTTGGTTGCGGAACCCTTCCCGTTGCCTCCACAAAAGAAACCACAAAGATTTTCCTTGTTTTTCGCGGCGTCTAATCCATCACCAAAGGCCTTAGATCTCGCCAACAAGTTTGCCAGTCACATACTCAAAACAGGCATTTCGTCCCATGTTTTGCCACGGTAAGAGCGACCAGTAGACTTCTTATTTTTGCCTCCCCACTGCTTAAAAAAGAACGCAGCATCAGCGTCAGTGCATTGGTCAAAAATCTCATCAATCCACTTAGGATCCATGGGCCGTGAGTTCGGGCCACTTTCACCACCTACGATGGCCCAATGGATATCACTAAGATCGCCGCCTGCCACAGAACCGATCAACGGCTCGTAAGAAACAAATCGGACAGCTGCGGGTACTTGTCGAAGCTCATCCAACCTGTGCAGGACTCGATTGTCTTCCACGCTCGTTCCCAACCAAACATTGGGAAGGATTTTAAAACCATCCTTACTTAGAATTTCAGCCATGCGGTCAGGACGCTTGGTAAGTATCTGATATGTGTGACGGCGCGTACGAGCCATCACATTCCACACCTTGCGAATGAACTCTTCTGGCACGTCAGTATGAAACAGGTCTGACATCGAGTTCACGAAAACGCGCCGAGGTTTTGACCATGTTTCGGGAATAGACAGCGCCTTATCGTCTAGGACGATCTTCCCAGTCCACTTTGCACGTCCACCTGATTTCCGGGTGGTCCCGACATACTTCTCTACGCCCATAGCTTCCAGACGCGCCGCCATACGCATAGCATAACAATTCGTGCATCCCGCCGTCAGGATTGTGCATCCCGCGACTGGGTTCCACGTTGCGTCCGTCCATTCGATTGAAGTATCAGCCATAGTATCGCCCTCAAAAACTTTGCCATTACCATAACAGTTGATGGTTAATGTACCGTTTTTAGGACTTTCTACCTAGTAGAATCGCATTGTCTTGTTTTTATTCCTTTTTTGACGATTCAAGACACACCTCTGGCTATCAAGACGTTCACCTTCATACGAGAAGGGTTCCGTCGTTTGCAATTCACCGTATCACGATGAACCGGGATGCCATGAAGTCTTAGTATCCCTGCCTGCCCTATTTCTCCGGTGGGCCAGTCCGTCTCCATGCATGAAGGCTATATCGGCAGTTCACTCTCTCAGGTCGCATCCAAACCAGTCGAGCGGCGTCTAACCCGCTAAGACCGCATCGACAGACTGGGCCGATGAACCGCTCCGGATTTCATGCGCCGGGTGATCGGTGAAAACGGGTCAAATCCGTAAAAAGACCGCTTCTTTAGCGCCTGTCATGTCTCAAATCTTGGCGGGAACCTCCGAGCAGACCCAAGAAAATCAACATTTCAGCGCCCCGAAGCGATCATTTCGGTTGTGTAACGTTCCTTATTTTGCTACACATTTCCGCACAAGAGACCCGCTTCAGGCCCCGGCAGCATCACCGCTCCGGGGCTTTTCTTTTACGCGCAATCAACATGCGTTGCAACACGTATCGTGTTTATTTTCGTCGTATCAACATTATTCGTGTTGACATGTTTTGTGTTGCACGTCATATTGAACCCATCACCGAACGCAACCGGCCACGCAAGACGCGAAAGCTGATCTGGCCAAATGATGGGGTCGAATATGTCGCAGACCGGTACCCAAGCACTTATCACCAACATGCAGGCTCGGCTTGAATCCTTGAAGCTCCGCATTCAGCCGGGCGCATGTTTCGACAACAAGGCTCAGTCAGAGAGCTTCTTTCAGTTCGCGGAATACCTCCGGGAATTTGATGAGATCGTCACTGACACCCGTATGGGCCTGATTGATGAGGTACGCGGCTGGGGCAATCAGCCTCCGATGACCCGTGTCGACCGCAAGATCATGCGAGAGAAAACCGTCGATGATCGAGAGGGATTGCTCTCTGAGGCCCGTGAATGGGCTCAGGACGGGTACCGTGGGGAGGCAGCGTGATGTTCTCCGCTCTCGCAATTGCGGCGGCTTTGAACGTCGCCAGCGTCTCCCGACCTTACGATCCTCACATCGGATATGTCGTGGTCGAGAACCGTATCACCCAGCAGATCGGGCCGTTTTGGGACCGTCAGGACTGTGAGTTTGTCGGCAAGGGCATCGTGAACCACGCCTTCGATTTGATCCACCGCCCATACCAGACCGGACCATACGAAGCGCTCCGGTTAATGACGACAGAAGTCATCTGTCAGCGGAGGTCGAAATGACCTCGATCCAGAAGAACTGCGCGGCATGTGGCGCCCTGTTCAATGTAAGACTGGCCGACCACAAGCGAGGATGGGGCAAGTGCTGCGATAAGTCTTGCTCCGCTGCTTACAAGGTCGGAATGCGCCCGCGTGACGTGAACGAGAAGTTTGCGCAACGAAGCGCATGGGCTGCGAAGGCACTCAATGACCGCAAGTTGGCTGGCGTGACTGTCTGGCCGCAAGCACCGAGCGTCAAGGCTCAGGTCGGCAAGGTCAAGGTTAAGCCTGTCTACCATTCGCCAAGCAACTTCCGACATTGCGGCATTCCCGTTAATGGCCCCGACCTTTGCAACGCTTGTGAAGATCACGAGGAAGGCCTGAACGCCATGGAAAGTGGATGGCAAGGCCACAAGGTGTGGTCATGACCTTTGACCCTGTCGAGCTCTTCGTCACCGCAGCACTGATCATCGCTTTTATCGCAATCTGCCAGCACATGAGGGACCGGACATGACCGAGATAATCAAATCATCTGGCGATGTGTTCAAAGACTTGGAAGTCGCTCGTCCGAGCACAATGGCATCGCATACGCCGGGTCCTTGGTTCACACATATCAGCGAAGTTCGTGGCGACCTTTGCGTAGTATCAGACCGCGCTTGGATATGTGGTGAAATCCTCAATCGCGTTCGCACAATCAGCGAAGAGGAAGCCACAGCCAACGCCCATTTGATCGCCGCCGCTCCAGACCTCTTCGAAGCCCTCGATATGGCCCGAAAGTACATGAAGATGTGTCTCGGCTCATCATTCTGGGATGGCCCGAACCCTCATCCGATCATTGATGCGGCACTCGCCAAGGCGCGAGGTGAAGTATGAACACGTTCATCGCACGTCAAGATGTCCATATCAGCGGTTGGGAATGCGGCACTGAGTTCGAACTGACAATGGAAGTCAGGTTCACCGTGACCAAGTTCTTACCATCAACGGCGACTGATCCAGCAGAATACCCAACTGTTGAAATAGACGGCGTTCGTTTCCTCGATGGCGAGGATGAATTGAAGCTGCCTTGGTCTATTGGTGACCGTTTCATGGATGCTCGTGGGTTCAACGAATGGCTGATGTCAGAGGCCAAAGAACAGTCTCAGCAGGCCGAAGAAGATCACGCCGATCATATGCGCGAAATGCGCCGGGAGAGCGATCATGCGTGACCTCCTCGAAGACATCGCCGGCTTTGTAGCCGTCTCCCTTTTCACCGCAACGTTTTATCTCTGGGCCTCGTATCTGGCCGAGAAAGTGTGAGGCACACCATGGGACCTAAGTGGCAAGCATACCAGACCGCAAAGCAGCACCGTTTAGAGGCAGAAGGTTGGATTAAGCACATCGGTGCCAAAGGTCGGCATTATGATGGGAAAACCGCAACACTCGGACTAAGCCGCGTACATGCCTCAGTGAAGTTGACCGTGGCAGGTCAGTACTCGGAAGGCGGGAATAACTACAGGGAAAGCCCTGCCCCCTTCAACAAAATGCTGATTGAAGTCATCCACGACAATTTCTCTGAAATCCGTGATGAAGTCTTGAAGCGGCTCAGGGCCATCGAAAGCGCCGCGCTGATCGAGGCTAAGACCGAGGTGGAGACTGCATTGTCGGACATCGAAAAGGCAGAGAGCGAGGCCGCATGACCTCCCTCGCCATCATCCAGTCACCAGCACCAATCCCGTCAAAACCAAAGCGCATCACGACAGCATGGTTGGCACGTGAGCTCGACAAGGTTCTGACAGAAGCATTTCCGGGAGATTGCCATGAATAAGATCGACATCGATCGCGACAGCTTCCAGCAGGTCGGAAGCGTGACGAATGCAATCGTCGGCGGACTGGCGAAAGAACGCCGGTGGGATGGTAAGCCGATCACGGAATCTGGTGTGTATTCCATGGTTCCGATTGAAACGTACCATCGCGACACAAGCCTTTTCGGCGGCGAATGGTCAATCTCGTCCACTGGACTGAAATCCATTCTCAGGCGCCCCCTGGAATATTGGTACGCTTCTCCATTCAACCCGAATGCAATGGAACTGGAGGGCTCCAAAGCACTGGATTTCGGTAAGGCAGCTCACATGCTCATTCTGGGCGAAGAAGGCTTTGCAGAACGTTACGTGCTGCGCCCAGAACAATACGAGGATGATAAGGGCAACTGGAAGGCGTGGAGCGGCAATGCAAAGGTGTGCCGTGAATGGATGGCCAAGCAGGCCGAGTTGGGCAAGGCCGTTATTACCCAGACTGAGATCGACCACATCACACGGATGGCCGACGCACTATCCAAGAATGAGATTATTCGCCTCGGTCTCCTAAACGGTAGAATCGAACGGTCAATTTTCGCCAAGCAAGGCAACATCTGGCTGCGAAACAGACCCGACAATTTGCCGAACGACTCTGGCGATGTGGTGGATCTGAAAACGGCGGCTTCGGTCGATGATGAAAATCTGGCCCGAACCATTTTCCATTGCGGCTATCACGTCGCTGCGGGTCTGACCCGAATGGTCATGCGCGAAGTCCTTGGACCTGACGCCTTCACATCATTCACATTTGTCTTTGTCGAGAAAACTCCGCCCTACGACGTTCGCGTCGTCACGTTGAAAGAAGCCGACATTGATCTGGGTGAGCAACAAGTCCGCATGGGCCTGAAAGTCCTTGAACGTTGCATCAAGGAAAACACCTGGCCCGGTTTTGACGGGTTCGATCAGCACATCTCTTGGATTGAGATGCCAGCATGGAGCCGATCCCGCGTCGAAGATCAGATCAAACACATGGAGCAAGCCGCATGAGCCGGAAATGGCAGCGCGGGGGCCGGATCGATGATCCGCGCATCGTGATCGACTTCATTCTCGCAAATGATGTCGTCTTCAACGGACATAAACCGCAGAACGCTGGCTGGCTCCAAAACTGGAGCATTAGCCAAATCAAACGCGAAACTGGAATGGGCCGATTTTTCCTCGCCATTCCCGCGCACATTAATCTCAATCCAGAGGCATCGACATGAACCAGATAGCCCCGCGTGAAACCTCTATCAACAGCGTTACCGTCGCATCTGGCGCCAACGGTTCGAGCATTGCGCCCCAGAACCTTGGTGAAGTTGTCAGGTTCGCCGAAGTCATGTGCAAAGCTGATATCGCCCTGCCGAAGCACCTGCGTGGCAATGCTGGCGCTTGCATGGCCGTCGCGATGCAGGCCCTTGAATGGCAAATGTCGCCCTTCGCGGTTGCGTCCAAGTCATATTCGGTCAACGGAACGATCGCTTATGAAGCTCAGCTTATCGCAGCGGTCGTAAACACCCGCTCGGGCATCAAAGGTCGGTTGAAGTACACCTTCAACGGAACCGGCAGCGATATGACCTGCACCGTCACAGGTACGCTGGATGGTGAAGAATGCGAATACACATCGCCGCCGATCGGATCTATCCCGACCAAGAACAGCCCACTTTGGAAGTCTGACCCGCAGCAGCAGCTCGGTTACTTCTCGGCTCGTTCGTGGGCTCGCCGGCACTGTCCGGAGGTTTTACTCGGCGTCTATGACCGTGACGAAGCGGAATCGTTCCAAGGCCCGGATAACGCCAAGGATGTTACACCGGTTCCTTCCGTCATGCAGCGCCTGCAACAGCGCCAGAGCGAGCCACAGAGCGGCGAAGGGTTCAGCAAGGACTTTGTCACGTCCGAGACTGAAACACTCGCCAATGGCTCGAATATCGAAGAACAAGATACGCCTGCCGATGTCGCCTCCAGCGGCAGCGTAGAGGGTGGAGAGCGTTCGGTCCTTAGCGGCTCCACCCTCATCAATTCCGATGAAAAAACGGCGCCGGTTGATGACCAGCCCGAGCAGACAGAACCAACGCCGACCGCGGTCGAACTCACCGTCGCAGAACGTGAAGGCCTGAAGGAATACATCAACCAGTGCCGGAACAGTGTCGGCCCAGATCCTTCGGTCATCGTATCTGTCGCCAAGGGATATGCGGACATGTTCACGTCTGACCTGGCTAAAGCCAAGGCCAGAACCATCACCGAGCGGTTTATCGCTGTCTGCAAGGAAGAAGAAACCGGCATCAAAGCCGTTCAGTATTCCTGCTCCATCATCGGCGTCGAGCCGGCGGAACTGGACGAGGTGGCGTGATGGCTCGCACCGTAAAGGAATGGATCGGAAAGAACGACGATGCCGCGGTCCCAACCAGTGTCAAGCGTCGTATCGTCAACCGTCAGGATGGCTGCTGTGCACTAACAGGCAGGCCCTTTGGACCAGGAAACAAGCCGGAGTTCGACCATAAGGTTGCTCTCTGGCTGGGCGGCGAGCATCGGGAATCCAATCTGCAGGCTATCTGCAAGGATGAGCACAAGGCCAAGACGGAGGCGGAAGCAACCGTTCGAGCCAAGGTAAACAGCCAGCACGACAAGCATATCGGCTTGAAGAACCCGAAGGGCTCGATTCCGGGTCGAGGTTTCCCGAAGTCTGGCAAGTCGCCGCGTATCGATAAATCCGCCCTTCCCACATTGCCACGGCCCCGACTGATGCAGGCGGGAACTGCGAGGAACCAGCCATGACCACCCTACCGGAAGAAGCCGTGACCTCGGCAGACATCATTCAGGTCATCACCGATCTGCGTTTGGCAATTCTGCAAGATGACGATGAAGGTCTCGCAGAACACGCCGAACCCATGGTCCAAGCCAAGGAGCTTATCGCCAAGCTTTCCGCGTCCCCCTTCCTCTCCGTGCAAGGGGCTGCCGCAGACGATTGCCCATGCACCAAAATCCAGCAGGACGAAACTTGCCCTGTCGGTTATCCCTCACTGTTGTGCGAAATCTGCGACGGCATGGGTGTTGTGCAGCCATCCGCAGCGCGTGAGCTGTTGTTGGAGGAAGTAAAAACGTCTGGCGCTACGGATGTGCGCGGGCTTATCAAGACTTATGCGAATGCGGCCTTTGAGCAGCAAGGAAATGATATTCCAAAATATATCTGGCATCTTCATTTTGAAGAGTTCGCCGCCGCCATCCGCGCCCTATCCTCCCCGGACCATGCCGACGCCGGTAAGGTCGAGGGGGATGCGCGAGCTGATCTTGAACGTTTCTGGCGTCCGATTTCCGAGGCCGACCGGACAATCACTTACGAGGATACCTTCAACCTCGGCGACGGCAAGTCGATGACAATCCGCAATTCGGATCATTTCTGGGTGCGGGACGCAGACGGTCGCGTTTACGAGGCAACATGGTCAGATCACAAGGCCGGATACTGGTGGGACTTGGAAGGCGAAAGCCCTGTCGATCCCGTTGAATACATGCCGCATCCGCTTTCTCTCCCCTCTGCACCATCGGAGGGCGCGGAATGAGCAAGCTTACACCAAAACAAACCGAAACTCTGCGCCTGATTTGCGACGGCAAAGTTTACCAGCAAAAATTCGGATACGGCGCTTGGCGCATTCAGGGCGCACATCCGACTGTCGTTGGAAAGCTTATATCTATGGGTTTAGCTCGGTGGGAAAAACCGACCGACGATGACCGTATGCAGTGTATCGCAACCGTGCAGTTTCCCGCCACCCACCCATCAGGAGGCGACCGTCATGGCGAGTGAACAGGAAGCTGACCGCATCACGCAAGAGTATCTGCGCCGGTGGCCCGACAGCAAGCGCGCCAAGTCATGGGCTGGTCGAATGGTTCATATCCAAACCGAGAATGGCGTCTGGCGCACAAACGGCCATGGCTACACGTGGGCGCACAAGCCCGATGCATGGATTTTGCCTTTCGAGGAAGCACAGAAGTGCGTTGCCCATTGCGGCCGGGAAAAACAGGCCACCTTTATCGCGGCCCGCCCCGCGCCAGCCGCTACAGATACGGGACTGGAGACGGTGGGATACGCGCCATCCGAATACGACATGGGTTTGGACTACCAACAACTGGGGATTAGTCGTCTTTACCCGAAATCTTGCGCTTCTGGAGCTGTTGCTGTCGTCACCCGCTCGCAGGCTGAGGAGCTATTGGCGGCGGAAAGGGCGGAGAAGGAGAAGATTGCAGCTGCGGTGAAAAAATTGGAAGCCGCATGGCGTGACCACTCACAAAAGGTTGCTACTCTCGAAGCCAAGCTCGCGGCGGCTGAGCAAGCGGCACGAGCAGCCCACGAGACGCTGATCGAGATCAATCCATCGAACTACAACCATGATGACGTTTGCCAACTGAATGACGCGAGCGTGGAAGCAATCTTCCTGCTGGCCGATATCCTTGGCGAAACGCATGGAAAAACAAAGGAATGGTGGGACGAACGCCGCGCCGTGCTGGGAGGGAAGCCGTCATGAGCAGCTACGAACTCTCACAAAATCAGGTTGTTTGCGATGTTTGCGGCCGCGTTCAGCTTAGAGGGTTGCACTTCCGCAAGGATTTTGACGACCCAATCCGGCTCTGCACACCATGCATGAAAAAGCATGATGGACACCCAGAAGTGCAGGCAGAGCGGGAGCACTATTACAACGAAAGGTCTATGGGCGATGACTTCTGACCTCATTACGCGCCTCTCCAAGCTAGACGCGCCTGACAGGGAAGTGGATGCGGAGATTTGGCTCATCGAACTTCAATACGCAGAGAGCGATCCGTTCGGTGGGTATGGCTTAGCGGAAGACTGGCGATATGAATACGAGGCCGAAGAAGACGGCAGTGTCATTCAGTACGCTCGCAACGGTCAAGTAATGCACAAGATCGGTCGCAGATCATCACCAGCCTTCACCGGCTCTACGGATGCCGTTATCGCGCTGGCGAAACGTGTCTTCGGTAAAGTTGGGTATTCAGTAGCCGAAACTGAAGATGATGAAGAAGCTCCGTTCGCCTTCATTCATGTCAATGGTGAGGCTTATCTAGGTGAAGGCGCAACACCCGCCATCGCCCTCTGCATCGCCCTCTTGCGCGCAAAGGAGGCCAGCCGTGGCGAGTAAGGAACTCACGAATGATGTTGCAATCTTTCTCCGCAACATATCGGTTTCGTCGGATAACGGCGGTTCGTATGATGAATACGAATGCAAAGAGAAAGCGCAAGAACTACTTTCCACCATCCTCGCTGCTCTACTGGAGCCGGATCAATCGATGCTTGGGGCAGCAGAAGACATCTGTGTCGATGGCCCATATCTCGGACGCCTTGATGCCGACTTGGTATGGGTCACGATGCTCGCCGCATCCGCACTTGGGGAGCAGAGCGAATGAAGCTGACGCCAGAAAGTGACAAGGAAATTTTACGACGCGTCATGGCAGAACCGACCTTTGAAAAGGTTGCGGAAGCAATGAAACGCGAGAAACAGAAGCAGGAGCAAGGCGTGGTTGATATGTTGCGTTCTGCCGGTCGCCAAGCCCTGAAAGGCGGTGAGTAGATGAAGTACCTGCTCATTTACGTCCTGTGCGGATTAGGCTCTGGCTTGTGGGCAACCGAACGGTTTCCTGAGCAAAAGGGTATTGGCGTCTTTGTCGGCCTGTCGTGGCCGGTATGGATGGCATACGGCGCTATGAAAGCCATTGACAGTCAGCTCAAATTGGAAGCCGGCCGCGCCGCACTGCGGGAAAGGGAGTGAGGATGTCAGCGATCTTTTCCATGAACGAAGCTGCTGACCGCCTCAGGATTGGCCGCCGAACATTACAAGAAATTATCAAGCGCCATGCGTTCTATTTCACAGTCGGTCACAAGAAGTTCTTCACTGAGAAGGACCTGGACGCGATTGTTGAAGGATTAAGACGAGAAACGAAATGCCACTCAAGCTCATCCCTCCCCGTGCGGGTAAATCGCCGTACTACTACGTTCGCGGCACCCACTTCGGGGTCACAATGGACAGAAGTACAAAGACGACTGACAAAGCTACGGCAGCAAAGCTCCTCAAACTCTGGAAAGAAGAAATCGAAGCGGGAGTTTTCAGGAAACCCGGAGAGCCGACCTTCCTAGACGCGGTGACGGATTACATCGCCGCAACCCATAATGAGCGCTTTATAGAGCCGATCGTTGAAAGGATCGGCCATTACCGTTTGGTAGACATTGATCAGCAGTTAATTGATACGACGGCAATTGCCCTCTACCCGAACGCGAGTGCAGCGACACGCAACAGGCAGGTCTACACGGTTATATCGGCCATTTTAAAGCATGCAGGTCTTAACCAGCAATGGAAGCGCCCTAAAGGCTCCCGCGGTCAGATGAAGACTGATTGGATGACGGACAAGCAGGCGTTCAAGATTCTCGACGCCGCATACAAGAAGGATGCTGAGTTCGGAATATTCCTGCATACCCTTCTCTATACCGGCATGCGGCTCAGTGAGCTAACAACGCTCGAAATTTCCAGGCTGGATTTGACCGAAGGAATGGCATACCTGCCAGCAACGAAGAATGGGAAGCCCAGAGCGGTTCACCTGCCGCCTACTGTGGTTGCGGCTATTGCGAATCATCCGCGTGGGCTTGATCGAGAAGGAAAGCTATTCCGGTTCAGAAAGTCAGGACGACTTTACACATGGCTGGAAGAAGTGAAAACGAAAGCTGGCCCCGACGTGGACTTTGTGACGTTCCACGTTTTCCGGCACACATGGGCTACTTGGATGCGTAAGTACGGGGGATTGGACGTGCGTGGATTGGTGGGAACTGGCGCTTGGACAGATATGGCATCTGCTGCCAGATATGCGCACGTAGTGGCAACTGATGAGGCGAAGCGCTCGAATCTCTTGCCAGTGTCAAAGAAGCTGGAACGGAAGAAGAACTAA